AGTAATTTAACCAACAAAATACGAAAAGCAGTGCAAGAGCAAATCGAGTACGATGGACCTGAAAGAATGGATAGGGAAGTTGAAAGAAAAATCTCTAGCGGAGAAACTCCATTGTCTGACAATCCAGGGTTACCTGGAAAAGAAGAGGATGAGTTTGATAATTCATTTACTGAATTAGTGGCGTCTGAAAGATTTAAAGAAGTTGTTGAAAAGGTAAAGGGATACACGGGCATGCAAGACGTGTCAGGGCAAAATGCATTTATGCAGCTTCAGATGATGTTGATGCAGGCGGTTCAAGAAGTTAAATCTATTGAGTCTCAAAATGAGGGTTATTTAGAGCAGTTGGCAGTTGATTTAGTTAAGCAAGAGTTATCAATCCCTGATGACGCCTTTCAGTATGATGTTGAGTTACAATCAATGCCAGGTCAAATTGATACGTCAAAAATGATTTCTGAACCGGAAGAGTTAGAAGATGAAGAAGTTCAACAACAATTCGGGGTTGACTCAGAAGACGCTGAAGATGATTTGGAGAATTTTATGGCCGCCTTTGAAAAGTTCGATTTAGAAAAGGCGAAGAGAAGATTTATAAATTCTCTAATTCAAGGAGCATCCAAAAAAGGACATTATATGTTCCATTTAGTTGAAGAGCAGTTAAATAATATCGACCCTAAATTATTGAATCTATATGGTGTGTTAATGTCTATCAACGACTTACTTTACTGGATTATGCCAGACCAAATGATTATGTCTGCGGCTGAAAGTGGTGATGGAGTACAGGGTTCAGAAGAAGTTGATGAAACCACAGACCCACCCACTATAAGAGCTAAAGGTCTATTCTTTCCTGTATTAGTACATGAACTAATTAAGGGAGTATATGAGGTACTAGGAACACAAGGATTACCTGACGACCCTAAAGCCGCAGAAATGGTTATGGGTCAAACAGATACACTACCATATGAGGTATGGGACCTTAGATTAGGTCCAGTAATATGGGATAAGTTTAAATCTTCATATCCTGATAAGATATATGAAGACGATATGAGAGAGATTCAGAATTACTTATTCTCAAGGTTTTCATCATTATCTACTGATGAATTTTTTGAAGTGGCAAGAATGATTTTATCTGGCTCAGAGGATGGTAAGAAAGTTGTGTCTAAAATGGTTGATGAAATTATTGAAGAGTTAAAGGGATATGAGTATGAGGATGCTATTTCTCAATATAGTGATAATGACGACGATGAAGGAGATGATGACGATTTATCTAATTTATTAGGTGATTTAGGTATTTCCTTAACATAAAAAAATCTTAAAATGTCTATATGGCGTTAACTAAAGAGAGAGTATTATTAGAGTATGCGAGATGCGTAAAAGACACCTCATACGCATTAAAAACATATTTACAAACATATGATAACACTCAGTCAAAATACGTACCTTTAGAGTTATTTCCCGACCAAGAACATTTAATAAATGATTATGATACGTTTGAGGAAAACATAGCACTTAAATATCGTCAAGCCGGTGTATCAACAGTAACATCCGCTTGGATATCTAAAAAGCTCGTTACCGCATCTAAATCACAACCTGAAAAAATACTTATTATCGCTAATAAACTTGACACATCTGTTGAGATGGCAAGTAAGATACGAGTATTTATCAGTCAATGGCCATCATGGTTTGGTGTAGATTTTTCTATTGAAAAAAACTCACAGAGACATTATAAACTAACTAATGGGTGTGAAGTTAAATCTGTTGCCACATCAAAAGACGCACTTCGTGGATATAGTCCTACGATACTTGTATTTGACGAGGCGGCTTTTATTGATGCTGATAATGATTTTTGGTCTGCGTGTATGGCTTCTCTATCCACAGGTGGTAAGGTTATTGTAATTTCAACACCTAATGGATTCGACCCCATATACTACTCTATATATGACCAATCATTAAGGGGTTTAAATGATTTTAAAATAACTGAAATGTACTGGTATCGTGACCCTCGATACGCTAAGGATTTAAAACTCATTAAGTGTAGTGATATTATTCATTATATGTTAAATAGAGAAGATTATAATGACGATGATATAGTTATTGAATACGGACATATATCTCCGATGTTAAGGGATTTTGATGAAATTAAATCAAAATTTCTTGACGGATATAAACCTTATTCTTCGTGGTTTGAAGGTATGGCTAAAAAACTTAAATTTGATAGACGTAAAATTGCTCAAGAATTAGAGTGTAATTTTTTGGGTTCAGGAGATAGTGTTATCCCTGCCGATACCGTAGAGAAAATAAAAGAAAACTTTATTCGTGAACCTGAAAATAAATTTATGGGTGGAGCTCTATGGCAATGGAAAGAGCCCGTTGTTGGTCACAAGTATATTATGGGTATTGATGTTTCTCGTGGTGATAGTGAGGATTTTACGACTTTCTGCATTATAGACTTTGATGAGAGAGAGCAGGTATTAGAGTATTTAGGTAAGGTCCCTCCTGATGTTGCTGCCGAGATAGCTTTTAAATGGGCGACTATGTATTCCGCTTTTGTTGTTATTGATATAACAGGTGGAATGGGGGTGTCTACATCAAGAAAACTACAAGAGATGAATTATAAAGACTTGTATGTTGAGGGAACTAACACTGCGGATAAATGGAAATATAACCCTAACACAGTAGAAAAGATACCTGGACTAAACTTTAACTCTAAACGAGTTCAGATAGTCGCAGCTTTTGAGGAGGCTTTAAGACATAATTTCATAGTACGTTCAAATAGGTTAATGAATGAGTTAAATACATTTGTCTATGTAAATGGTAGACCAGACCATATTAAAGGACAACACGATGACCTTATAATGGCCATGGCTATGGCTATATATGTAGGTGAGAATTCTTTCACACAACTTGAAAAGGTTACCGACCAAACAAAGGCAATGATGGAGAGTTGGATGGTTAACGAAACACCCGTTAAAAACTCATCCATGGACTTCAACCCAAATATCCCCGTGATACCAAATAATCACAATAACAATCACCATAGAAGTATTAATGGATATACCAAAAAAGATTATGAGGATTACGGATGGTTATTTGGAGGGATGAGAAGATAAACTTTAATTAATTCAATTAAGGTTTATATTTATCTAAAAAAAAGATGGCTGATAATAATTATACAATATGGCAGAGACTGACGAAGGTGTTCGGACCGGATTCTACTCTTGACCAACAAGCCCCGGTATATAATTTTGATAAGAAACAAATATTAAAAACTACCGATAAAAAAGAATTCGAAAAAGAGAAGTTACAATCTCAACAGACCCTGTACTTAGGACAGCAGTGGCAAAAAATAGAAAATAACTTATATACACAAGCGGTATATTACGAACCGACTCGATTGGCGTCTTTTTATGATTATGAGAGTATGGAATATACTCCGGAAATATCAGCAGCTTTAGATATATATTCTGAGGAATCAACAACACCTAATGAGGATGGTCATATATTACAGATTTATTCAGAAAGTAAAAGAATTAAATCAGTTTTAGCCGATTTATTTAATAATAGATTAGATATAAATACAAATTTACCTATGTGGACACGTAACGCATGTAAATACGGAGACAATTTTGTATATCTAAAATTGGACCCTGAAAAAGGTATTATGGGGGCACAACAATTACCTAATATTGAAATCACTCGTCAAGAAAGGGGTATGAAGATGACCAACCAAAGAAATTCTACAAATACAGAAAACGATTCTTTAAAGTTCTTGTGGCAAACTAAAGACATGGCATTTAACACTTGGGAAATAGCTCACTTTAGATTATTGGGTGACGATAGAAAACTTCCTTATGGTACGTCTATGTTGGAAAAAGGTAGACGTATATGGAAACAGTTAATATTATCTGAAGATGCGATGTTAATATATAGAACATCACGAGCACCTGAAAGAAGAGTATTTAAGATTTTTGTTGGAAATATGGATGACAAAGATGTTGAACCATACGTAAATAGAGTCGCAAACAAATTTAAGAGAGACCAAGTGGTTGATTCAAGTAATGGTAATGTAGATTTACGATATAATCAGATGGCTGTAGACCAAGATTACTTTATACCTGTTAGAGACCCTAACGCACCTAACCCTATCGATACTTTACCAGGAGCTCAAAACCTATCTGAAATTGCGGATATTGAATATATACAAAAGAAATTATTAACTTCTTTAAGGGTTCCTAAAGCATTTTTAGGTTTTGAAGAGGTTGTGGGTGACGGAAAGAGTTTATCTTTACAGGATATTAGGTTTGCTCGTACAATAAATAGAATACAAAAATCTATGGTACAGGAACTTAATAAGATTGCAATCGTACATTTATATCTTTTAGGTTTTGAAGATGAGTTAGGTAACTTTACTTTAGGATTAACTAATCCATCAGCACAAGCAGATTTACTTAAAATGGAACAATGGACACAAAAAATACAATTATATAGAGATGCGGTTAGCGACCCAGGTAATGGTATATTACCCGTTTCTTCTTCATGGGCTAAAAAACATATACTCGGATTCAGCGATGAAGAGATTAAGTTAGATATCCAACAACAAAGAATGGAAAAAGCTGTTGCCGCTGAACTTGAAAAAACTTCCGAAGTAATAAGTAAGACCGGAATATTCGCAAATATAGATAAACTATACGGTAACAAGCCAGGTGAGGGAGGTGACCCTCTTGGTGATGAAACGACTGACTCCGCAATAGGTGATACAGGCGGTAGTTTAGATGACTTAGGAGGTGACTTAGGTGGTGACTTAGGTGGTGACTTAGGTGGTGGAGATACAGGTGGAGATGAAATAACACCTGAAAGATTTATTAGAAATAAAGATTTAGACATTTTACTAGAAGATGATTTAATAAATGGTAAAACTGTATTGGACTTATCAAAGGGAAGACAATCTCTAGGTGAAATCGAAGATAAATTGAACGCATTACTAAATGATTGATATTTATAAAATAAATTACTATGAATTCATTTGGAGAAATTAAAACCCGTATAGAAACCTTTTTTGAAAAAACCTATGGTAAAGAATCGTTCAAAGAAGGAATTAAGGGATTCAAAAAACACGTACTAAATAAAAAAAAGATTTCAGAAGCTTATTTTTTATATGATGAATTATCATCTAAAAAAGGTTTAAATGAAAATATTGTCGATGAATATATTTCAGAATCATTTGAGCATTTAAAGTCGATTATAGAGGATAATAAATCTAAAATACAAGAATTAAGTGATTGGATTAATTCATTACTTAGTGAAGATGTGGACAATAAATATGTGGATATCGACAGTCATATTTACACTAAAAATATTGTTAAGAATTTAGAATCTCTAATAGAATCAAAACAACGAATTAGAAAGAATTTAATATCGGTAGAAATTGTAAAGGAGAACCACTCTATAC